TTGCTCGGCGTGAAGCTGCCGACCGCAACGTTGTGAATCCCCGTCCAGACCACTTCCGCGAGCGCTTCCGCCAACGGATACGTCTTACCCCAGCAATGTTCTTCGACCGTGCATCGACGCGTCAGGATCTGCGTCGGATTGACGGGAGTACTCTTCTCTGGACCTTCGACGGGACCCGCAATCGGCACCCACACCACCCGGGGCGGAGCGTCTTCGTTGCTCAGTGACGCCGGTCCAAACTTGAACACAAGATCCAATGGCAAACGTGGATCTGTGGCGATCGATGCCTCGATCTGCGCGAGGACGTCCTGGAGACCCATCAGATCGCGCCGTGCCCCCGCAGAACGGATTCAATCGCATCGTTCGCGGCGCTCTCGAGCGCATGTTCCCAGATCCACGGAAGCACGCCTTCGGGGATCATCGCGCGCTTGGGAATATGTACTTCCTTCGCGAACACCTGCTTCGAAACTGTCTTCTGTTTACGCGGCTTGGTGATCGCCACGTTTTTGAGCGACTTGCCGAGTCGTTGTTTCAACGCCGCGTTGAACGACTTTGTCTTCACTCGGAATTCAGTGCGCGCCTTCTTGCGCTGTGCCGCGCCGATCAGCTGCGAGAGCGACTTCGGTTTCACGTTCGCTTGGCGCGCTTGGCCGGCACTTCAATCTTGAACGCGAGCAGATGCTTGCCCTTCGGCTTGATCACCGCGCCGAACTGATGCGTCGAGGCGTACTTCGCGTTCGTACCGACAACGACAGTGTTGCCGACCACGCCGTACGTGAAGCTGTTCTGGAGGCGTCCAGTCTTGCGGAGGATCTGCCCGTTGCGTGACCTGAGCGGTGCCCAAGCCTTGCCGTACGGATCTCGCTGCTCGCGGAATCCGAGCTTGATCTGCGTAAGGATCTCTTCGCCCATCGACTTGGCGATCTGGTACATCCCGTACGAAGAGCCGAGTCGGGCGAACGCTGCCTTCATCTTGTCGATCTTTTCGAACTCGCCTTTGACGCCGCCCATCAGCGAATCCTTCCGCTCGGTGGGTACCAGCCTCGCGACGGGTCCGATCCGACCTCGAAGACCGGATCGACGGGCGTCCACGGAACAGGACGCCCTTCGGCAATGGCGTTCAATTCGCCGCGCGCGCGATCGTGCGCTTCGAGCACTGCCAAGTCGTTCGGTGTCTCGGGATTGAACCCGATCGTTTTCAGGATCGTGTACGACGCGATCTCGCACACCCACTGGACCAGGATCGGCGGGTATGGTGGCCCGTCGATCTGTCCAGAGTCGCGCGACTGAATCCGCTGGAACGCGAACCCGGACGCAGCGTCGAGATGTTTTTGAACGTTCGGCGTACTGAACGACGCGACGACGCCAGCCGGCAACCCGTATACCGGGAAGTCGGTGGTGGCGTCGGCGTAGCTGGGCATGGCTTATCGATCGCCGGCTAGGGCTCGCTGACGTTCGTGGTCCACATCGGGTTGCTCTGGAAACCAGTGCAGCTCGCGGTCTCCCTCCCGGTCTCGGACCGGAAGTTTCGCCTCGAGCTTCGCGATACGCGTTTCGTAGTCGGTCCGCATGCGCATCATTGCGACGCGCGTGTTCTCGTCTGCGATCTGCTGCGCTTCGATTGCGCGACGCTCTGCATCGTGCAGTTTCTGCGTGAGATCGCTGATGCGCGCCTGGAGTGACGCGAGATCGGTCGGTGCTTGGGTGACAGGCTTCTCGGGCTTGCCTTCGTATCTCACGTCGAGATACGAGTCCGCTTCGAGTTCGCCAAGCTGTTCGAGACTCACATCGGTTTCGACCAACTCGTTCGGCGCCCAGAACCGCCCTGCCATGTACCGACCGGGATCTTTGGGCTGGCCCGGCAACGACAGGAATGTTCCAAGAGGCGGCCGGAAGATGACCGACACGCGAATCGTGTCCGGCCTGGATGATTGCGCGGCAGACGAATCCACCGCGCGACCATCCTGCTTCGGCTTTGCCATCACGCGCCCTCAGCCCTGGCGGCGAGCCACCAGAGCGAGTACCCCGGCGCGCCTCGTCCGTCCTCTCCGAACAGGAACTCGTGCGCATCGAACACGTTCGGATCGGTGGGCGAGATGCGCGGGGTGAGCGCAGGAGCGCGGCGCAGCTGCCAGATGAACGGCTTCACAGCGCGATCGACGTTCATCAGGTACCAAGCCTTGGGCTCGTTCGCGAGTTCGGGCAGGACGATGAGGTCCGTGATGCCCTTGAGCACGTTGTCGTTCGAGCCGACTTGCGTTGCGCCGCCAACCGTCGACGGAGCGATGAACGCGCCGTTGAGGATGTTCATCGCGACGTATCGCAACTGTGGCGGAACCGCGAGAAGCCACTTCTCATCGACCGATCCGAATGGCTTGCCGCCTTCGTCGACGAGCGACTCCATCGACTGCATGACGTACATGAGGTTGTCGGGGTTCAGCGTTCGGTTCGTGAACAGGTTCGACTGAACCGTCGTTCCGTCGGGTGCGAGCACCGACGTGTTGAACTTGTTCACCGGGTGCGAGGCGCTGAAGAAGTTCGCGCCGTCGTACGACAGCGAGTTCTTTCCGGCCTGCATCGCAGCCGCGATCTGGTAGTCGGGCCACTTCGCCGCACGCTCCGCCATAAGCTTGAGCGCAGGCGTGTACATGCCGTACTTGTCGTCTTCGACGATCAGGCGATCGATCGAGAACGTCAGCTCGAAGAGCTTGTTCGGCAACGTGTAGATGTAGTTCGCGAGCGAGGCAATCTGGCGCGGTCCGATCCACTCGCGCATCGCCGGGATCTCCTGCATCCAGGCGTACACCTCTTGCGTGGTACCGCTCGGCATCGTCGTCGCGACGCGCTCATGCCAGATCTTTTTTGCCTGATAGGCGTTCCCGAAGATCGTCTGGAAGTTCGAGAACAGACCGATCAGGTTACCTTGAGTAATCTCCATTTGAATCCTCTGTGAGCGGAGAAACACAAACACCGCCGTCTCTTTCGAGCGCAGCGGCGCGTGGTTTCAGTTGTGAGTGGATCGGCCTTAGAACTGCCCAGCGGCGGGGTTCACGAACACCATGACTTGACCCGATCCATCCGGATCGAGCCCGACGAGCGTTCCTGCGATTGCGCGCGTCGATCCGCCGTTCGAGAGCGACACTGTGTGGTCGTCCACCACGTACAGGGTCGTTCCTGCTTGCGTTGTTGCGAGCACGGGATTGCTGCCGTCGTTGTCGTAGAAGAAAACGCCGCGCTGAACGTCGACCTTGAGCGCGCCAGCAGCATGTCCAACCACGGTGTTGTCGTAGCGCGTCCGAGCGCATCCGATCGCCACGTCGGTCGTGCTCGTGCGGCCGGGGCGAACGTTGCCTCCGGTGTCCTGCACGACGAGCGCGCCCGCGTAGATCAGGACGTTGTCGGCGATCGGGAACGTGTAGAACGGCGGCAGCACGCCGCTCTGCATGACCGAAAGAGACTTGGTGATTCGATCAGTCGAAAGAGCCGTCATTGGGAGATCTCCTTAAAAACTTTCTGTCGTGAGATGTTTTTTGTGCGAGCGCGCGATCTATGCGTCGGCCAGATCCGCGCGCAGCTTCGCGCGAGCGATTTCCTTTGCGCGTTGCTTCGCCACGTCCGCCGGGTCGTTTCCGAGCTTCTTCGCGATCGCGAGATCCGCTTTCGACAGAACGACGGTGGTCTTCGATCCCTTCTCGAGTTCGACCTGGAACGTGCGACCTTCCGCTGCGTTCGCCGCATCACCGCGAGTCGTCTCCGACGTGCTCACGCGCGCGGGCAAGCTCGGGACGAGATCGCGCAACACATCGACCGAGAGCTTCTTGATCGACTTGCCGAGGTCGGTCTCGCCCGCGAGATCCGCGGGGGACAATCGCCCTTCTCGCTTGCCGCGATCCAGAATCGCCGAGCGCTCGTCGGTGTCCTGCTTCTTGGTCAGGTTCTCAACCTGCCCTTTGAGCGAAGCGACCATCTTGGTCAGAATCGCGACGTCGGCCGAAGGCTTCGAACGCGAGTGCGCTTTTGCCTCGGCTTCGGCATCGTCATCGTCCGCAGCCTTCTTGTCGGCCTTCGCTTCGGCCTCGTCGCCATCGGGCTCTTTGTGATCCGGTGCTTCGCCCTCGCCCTCGCCCTCGCCCTTCGCCGGCGGGAACGCCTTCGCGAGCTTGTCGTGGTAGCCCTTGAGATCGTCCATCTTCATGGCGTCGAGTTTCTCGTCGCACTTGGCACGCATCTCTTCGTCGTACATCTCGCCGTGGATCTTCTCGTGCTTGGCGTGGATGGCTTCTTTCAGTTCGTCCTTCGTCATGATCATGCCTCTTGATGGCCGTGCTCTGCGCGGCGTGGATTGCGTCTTGCTGTCTCGGGATGCGGCGACGAGCTGCGGGATCCCATGCATCGCGGGAAGATTCGTGAGCGCAACATTGGTCAGCTCGACGACGCGCTCGTCTTCGTCGACGGTGAATGCTGGCGAGAAGTACGTGTACTCCCCGGCTTCGAGTTTCGATCGCGCATAGGGCGTCCATCGAATCGCGGTTGCCCAAAGCTCCCCGTTGCGAATCTCGGGAGTGAACTGGCCCGCGGCTTTCTTTTCTTCGGCCGGATCGTTCGACTCGGCCGGCCGCACCATTGCGTGGTTGAAGTCGAACGGGTACCGATTCGCCCACGCTGCGGCGTTGGCAGTCACCTGCTCGACGGCCTTCTCATCGAACAGGAAGTCGCCCTTCGTGCTGGCGTTCGCACCAGCGGCAAACACACGGAACTCTTTGGGCGGCGTAAGTGGCCCATCGTGATCGGCTGCGTTCTCTTCGATCGCCGAGATCGCGAGCACGACGTGACGGTGCCGATCGTCGACAAGACGACCGCAGATTGAACAAGGTTTCATGGACATCAGCCGGTGCGGTTCGGTTGCGTTCGGATCTCGGTGCGTCGTTTGTAATCGTTGGGTTCGACGATTAGATCGTTGTGGAACACCTGCGAGCGACAATGCGGGCAGCCGACGAATCCTCTCGAGTCCGGCACAATGGATACCGAGATCTCATTGCTGCACTTTGGACAGAATAGTTTCATCGATGTTCGCTCCAACCTCGGTACGCGTTCCACAGCGGCTCGGGGTAATCCTCCGCGCGCGGCTGCCACTCGGTCAGGCTCGGCGCCGATCCGAAGCCCTCGAGCGGCGGGTCGCTTTCGGGCGGTGCGACTACCCCGCGTTGGTTTGCTTGCCGCGCGGTCAGCGTCATCACGCTGGACCGGCAGTTGAAGTGCAACGGTGGGTAGTGTGATCCCCAGAAAGGATCATCCGCGCTACGGACCACGCCCTCGAGCGGCCGGCAGATCTCGCTCGTTGCCGAATCGAGAATCGCAACGAACTCCCAGTATGGTCGCGATGCGATCACATCGGGATCGCGCATCTGTTGGTAGCGGCCCGCCGCGTACGCGCTCTGAACGTTCGTCCGAAAGATCGTCTCAACGCGCGATGGATTGCTTCCGCCCCACTGCGATTCCAGCGACTCGGTCACTCGCTTGCGGAAGTCTTCGAACGAAGTCCCGTCCGCAATTGCGCGATCGATCTCGCGCCAAACGTGATCGAGCACGTCGAGAGCAGTGACACCCGACACAGTAAACGCCCTTCGGCGCGATTGCTGATCGAGCGCGTTCCACTGCTCTCGCGTGATCGGTACACGCTCACGAAACCACGACCACGCCTCTTCGTTGCGAAGCGGGTCTGCAGTCGTCTCGATGCCGCCTTGGGAGGCTGGCAGTCCGCCGTCGGCGGCAGCGAGAGCAACCAGCATTACAGAGAGATTGCGTTCGTTCCGTCGCAGGTAACGATACGACGACCGTAGTTCGCCGTGATCGTCGCGGTTCCGTTCACGGTGCCGCCGGTGATTGCGATCGTGATGTTGTGTGCCGCGCCATCCGAGTTCGCTTCGATGATGTACACCTGGCCGGCTTGCGACGCCGGCAGCGTGACGGTGATGCCTGCGCTCTGCGTCGGAAGTTTGATCAGGACGTCCGTCACGAGCGCCGCGTACGCGCCAGCCGGTGGAGTCGTGACCGGCAACGCGAGCTGTTGCGCCAACACCAACGAACCGAGGACGGTCGTGACCTTCGCTGCCTTGCCGAGATCCACCGCGTTGCTGTTGGTGCCGACCGAGAGCTTGCTGCCGCTCGCGGCGTCAACCGCCATCGTGCTTCCGCCGACGATGGACTTCGCGTTGCCAACCGTCATTCCGCCCGGGTGCGAGTCGGGCACCGACGCCGAACCGATTGCGACGCTCGTCGCGTTCGTTCCGCCAATGGTGATCGAGGTCGTGCCGTCAATGACGACCGCGCCAGTCGCCTGGATCGTCGCCGTGCCGCCCGACTGCGAGAGGTTTCCAGAGACGGTGCCGCCAAGGGCCTGGCCCTGGACAACGCCATCGAATGCGATCTGCAACGAGGGTAGCGGGTTCCCGCTCGAGTAGCACCCAACGTCACACGACGCAGTCGAACCGCTGGTCGAAGTACCAGTGACGCGAACCTTGCCGCCCGTGTATCCCTTGATCGTAATGATCCGCTTGCCGCTCGCCGAGACCGACGTGGTCGCGCTGAGTGGTGCGAGGATGCCGCCTGGACCGCTCGATTCGTACGCCTTCACGGTGGTGATCGCGTTCGATGCACCCGTCTCCTGAATGGTGACATCGATGACGTCCGCGTTCTGCGGATCGAAACCAGTCGAACCACCGTCGAGCAGATCCGTCTCGATTCCCGCCGACAACGTGATTCCGGTTCGTGATCCTGATGCAACTAACATTCGTTTACTCCACAGCGGCTTCTTGCCGCGCTGAAAAAGCACCTGCACCGATCGAGAGCTTCGTCGCGCCTTCGACCACTCGTTCGAACTCAATCGGATCCATGTCTTTGAAGCTGTGAACCAACATTGCTCGCAGCTCGCCGTACGACTTCGCGCGCTTCACTGCATCGAGGACGATGTCGAGCACACCGTGCCCTAGCGTCTTCGCGCCGGCCTTCACCGCGCGATCGCCAACCTTGTCGACGTACAACTGTCCATCGATGACGTGCGCGTGTGGATCAAGAACACCACGCGACAACGCTGCTGGCGCTGGCGGCGGTGCTGGTTTGAAACCCTGTCCCATCTCGCCCATCAACTTCTCGGCCTGTTCCATCGAGAACGGGAACGCCGACACGATCAGCTGCAAGCCCACTTAGCGCGGGATCGCTCCCGCGCCAACGCTTTGAATAATCTCGAGTAGCGAACTGATCTGCGCGCCGTTGAGCGCTGCCGTCGGATCCTTCGCGTCGCCTTCGGTGCTTGCGCCATCGGTCTCGCCGGCATCGGTCTCGTCACCCTCCGGCTCCACGTCTTCGCCAGTTGCGTCGATCGGAATCTCGTACTTCTCGACGAGCTGTTCCGCCGGGACCGTGAAGCCATTCTGCCGCGCGATCGCAGACGCCTGCATCACCTTGAGAAACACGTCGGCGTTCTTCGACTTGTCCTCGGGCGGCTTCGCATCCCAGGTCGGCTTGGGCGTGAATGCCTCGTCACCGAAGTTGAAGATTTGCCAACAACGAACAACCTGCCCGTAGATGTCAGCGCCGAATGCTTCCGAGTCCGACAGTTTCTTGTCGTCTCGAACGGTGCCCGATTCTTTCGCGGCTGCAAACGATCCGCCTTGGATCTCGCCACCCGACATGTTCTGCGCGAGCAGGATCAACTGGATCGCGATGTCGCATCGACCCATCAGTCCGCCGAACGTTTCGCCACCTGCGACCGCGCTCTTCGGCTCTACGAGTTCGAGCGCAAACTCCTCGCCCTTGTCGTTCTTCGCCGCGAGAATGGTGCCCATCGCGCCCATGGCCTGCACGGCCGCGAAGTACGCACGCTTGTCGACGTCGCTCGCCGAGAACGGCACGCGCGCGAGTTTGATCGGTGCGCCGTGACGCTCGTTGTAGCGACCCCAATCACGGTAGCCGTACTGACGCCCTGCCCACGGAACGCTGAGCGGACGAACCGCGCCGCGCATCCACGCGCGGTAGTGCGCGTGCCGCGAGAACAGAAACCACTTGCCATCGCCAGGCGTGACGTACGCGACGCCCTCTTCCGCGATTGCAACGTAGCAACGCAGATCCTTGCGGTAGTAGATGAACTGCGGGTGCCACAGCTTGAGCCGCGGTACCCATCGATCTCCGTTCGTGTTCCAGACCAACTCGAACAGCGCGAAGCCCATCATGGCTTCCCACTCGATCGCCTCTTCGATCACGCTCGGCGGACAGATCCACGGCCAGTCTTCCGCGAGCGCATCGGCACTCTTCTGTGATCGCGACGTGACGCGGGCCATCGGGCCACGTCCCGACTTCACGCCGTCGACGCGGAAGGGGATGCCCTGCAACCCCATCACTCGCGTTTCCATGCACGACGCAATGCGATCGTCGCGAAACATGAAGTCGACGAGCAATGCCGACGGAGCAAATACGCCCGTGTCGTGAACGATCAACGCGGTCGCGGTCTGCTCGATCGACCACTCGCTCGACTGCGTAACGATGAGGTCGGTCCACTCCGCGATGTTCGGACCATTGGACATCCGCGGAACGATCGGACGCCCACCACCAATGACTCGAGTGGACGGCGGCTCGAGCGAAGCTGGCGGAGTAAACTGCTGTAGCGCGTAGCGACGTACCGCATCGCCCGCGCGTGCAAAGACACCCATCGATGATCGCTATCCGATGGCCTTGCCGTTGATCTTCGCGTGCGCAGGCACCAGCGTGAGCGGTGAATCCATCCGCTCACGTAGCGTCTTGAGCATCGCGCTCGCGGCCGATTGGAGCTTCGCCGCTTCGGCCGGCACGTTCGCCGCGTCGACGGGAATCGAATTCGCGCAGCGCTCGAGCAACTGACGCACCGAGAACATAATGAGATCGACGGGCATCGCAACGCCCATCTGACCCATGGCATTCGCGGTCAAGCACAATGCTTGGACCTGGCCCATCATCGCTTGAATGGGCGCTTGCGCCTGCGCGGGGAGTTGTTCTGCACCCATCGTTACCTCAGTAGACCGAGTCCTCGGCCACTAGAACCTGACATCAGTTTCGGAACGCCCTCGAGCGTCGCTGGCGTATTGCCTGACAACCACGCGACCGCGCCGCTCGTCGTGTCGACTTGATCGTCGTGCACGCCGTCGTCCGGAAACGCTTCGTGCTCCGACATCCACTCGGCATTCCACTTGCCGCGCACCAGGCGAACCATGTGGCGTTCGCACTGTGCCGACGCCGGGCGCGCACGCGTAACCTTGTCACCCGTGGGTCGAAGCGGTCGAACATCGTAACCAGCGAGCTTCCGCACGTAGTGATCGATGTCCGCAACGCCGGCTTGCCCGGGGTCTTGCTCGAGCACAACGGTCACCGCACGCCCATCG